GATCTACGACGAATCTGTGACGCCCTGGGACACACAAGGCGCTCGATTGAGGCGTTACATGATGTCTTGTATGATATTGAAATCAAAGACAAAGAAGTTGTTTTTGATGAAGAGCATGGCGATGTCTATGCAAATGAAATACTTTTTGATAAGGTCTGGGATCGCAATCATCCCGAAGAGCAAGCCGCCCAGGAGGAGCAACGCTTATTAAAGGAGGGGTGGCATTCGAAAGACTGTGCATCCCATCCTCATAAAGATGGCATTCGGCGCGCGGCGTGTGATTGCCCACTAAAGGATTAGCAGGAGAGCGGGGTATGAGTTTAACTCCAGATATGCCCTAATGTGGTGACATACTATGTATTCGGACATCCGAAAACGCCCACACGGTAGCACATCCGGGTTATTGACAGCGTGCGCCGTATTTTAGTACAATGAAAGAGGATTTGTCCATACCAACGCCTAGTGACAGGAGGGTTATGGTAGGATGAAAACAAAGGAGGAAGCGGAAATGATAGACCATCAATCGTCAAGCAAGCGAAGAATTCAACAAATTGATAATTCAAACCGCTGCCTCCTACCAGGTACGCCCCCGCCGACGGTGGCAATTTTGGAAGCGTGATCAGTGGGAAGAAATTGGCTGGTTATCGTATGGTAGACGGGGCACGCTTTGCCCTGAGTGTGAGGAGGAAAAGGCATGAATGACTGGATAAGTACAGGGATTTGTTATGAGGACAGTTCTTTTTCTGTCGTTTCCTGCCCTGAATGTAGGGCAGTTTATTATGAAACAACCTACGGGGATGCCCCCGACGGTTGCAGCGCGTGCGGATGGAAGCGAAACGCGCCGCCCGTAGAACAAGAAAAAGAAGTGGGTGATATCATGCACCTACTTGGAAGCCTCGTGTGGTTAGATAGCTTAAGCGAAGAAAATTTCCGCCGCGTAAAAGAAGCGATAGCCAGATTTGAGCATAATGCAAAGCGGCTCAACAGGGAAGTTGATGATTAAACTACTCATTGGTAATCAGGCGGTGTGTAGACTTGACGATTTGGGTGTTTTTGTGCCTAAAGATGCGCGCGTCAATGCTGATTTGTTTGTCGAAATGATTGCCGGGCAATCCACTAAATTACAAGATGAGTTTGAAATGACTATTGAGAACTTGGCGCAGTGGAGGGGGAGCAATGCCCCTGATTGAAACATTCAATCGTTTCCTGTGCCGGTTGGTTAGACATAATATGTATCCGCTAGTCATCCGTACTGAGGGAAAACGGGGGCGCGAAGACGCTCATTATGACGTGTGCCAGCGTTGCCCGTTTTGGGAAAAAAAGCACACTTTTATCACCTGGCCTATTGGCAGTAGGACTCTTTTAGTTCCTCCACAGGTTTATAAAGAGTGGGAAGAAAAGATAGCATTAGAAAAAGATGGGGTTGCGACGGGTGACGAAATAGAGTCGATAAAGTTGATAGACATTTTTGAACACAATTGGGTAAAGGGCGACAATGCCCCTGAGTGAATGTCCGGTATGCGGGGCACGGTATCATAGCGCCGCACCAGATATACAGTTGACGGATCGCCAAGCACGGATATACCACGCCGTCGGGGTAGTGCATCGCCGGAACGGGGTGGCGTATATCGAAGACGTTGCAACCGAAGTGGGGTGGAGCGTGCCGACGGTGTGGCGCGAACTGGTATACCTGGAACAGTTGGGCGAAGTGGAACGCCGGGCGGGGAAGCGGAGCGGTTGGCGGATGGTGATCCAGCATGGGGTAAAGATAAATCGGGGGTGAGGTAAGTGAAAGGAGGCAGCATGTTTATAGAAATCGAAACAAAAGGACAGGGGATGTATTTTGTAAATCTAGACCTTGTCGCTAAAGTGATTATGTCTGAGGACGAAGACGAAAATACCATGATGGTTAATATGTATGGCGTGAATGGCAATGGAATAGTTGAATTTTCATTGAGTGTGAGCGGATGCAATGATCTAAGGGACGCCCTATTTGCGAAACGAGCAAAATAACGCGGCAAATAACACAGACGGAAAATAACAGAAAATTATATAAGGCAACCTCTATCATAATATAGATAGGGGTTTTTTGATTCCCAGCGCCGACGGGCTTTCAACCTTTGACGCATACAGGCCGACAGCGGCGCGGACGAAAAAACCGCATATCTACGGCGGCAGCTTAGACATGTGAGGATAAAATGGCGACTTTTAATTTTGACAATGATGTTAAGTGTGAAGTGGTGCTTGACCTTTCACCGGAACGATTACTTAAGGAACAACGGTTTATCACTTTTGTCGATTTGTTTATTCAGTGCGTTGACTGCAATGCGTTAGAGCTGTCTACTGTACACGGTAATGTTACAATGTCTTTTCGTTTCGCCGGTGATAGTATGGAAATGCTTCTTAGTGGTGAAACGGAAAGGATGAGAATCACAGCTTCCACCGGGTGGTGGGATCCCTTTTACGTCCTGGGGTCTTTAGATACGATATTCTATCTGATGGATAAACACAAGGTGACGGCGTTAGAGATGGAAAAAGAATAGCATGGGCAAGTATAAGCGGTACGATGACGAATTTAGAGCCAGCGCCGTTTTGATGCTAAAGGCGGCAGGTTACCCCGACACCACCGGGGCGATTGGTCGTGTCTCTAGTCATCTAAGCGTGCCTGAGTCTACCCTGCGAGGCTGGTATAGGGGCACAAGAAATCCGCCCCCCGCGAAAATGCGTGCTGAAAAAGCGTTTGACTTAAAGATTGCCCTTAAGCAGGAAATAACCTTAATTTTTGATGAGATGGATAATACACGAGCCGAGGCTTCTTATCGTGATTTAGGATGGGTTGGCGCTGTATTAATTGACAAATTGCGCCTAGTGCAAGACGAACCAACAGCTATCATTAAGCTACAACGGGCGGTAGAACAGGGTGCGGTATCACCGGAGCAAGTGCGGCAACGCTGGCCCACGCTAGCCGAGGAAGTGCTAGTCAATGCTAATTGATCATAGGCTAACCGAAACCGAATTATTAGAGCTTGACTTATTAGAGCTTGAAAGGTTCGCCCCGCTTGCCCCCGAGGATTGGGAAGCGCGGGTAGAGCTTTTATTCGGCGCGTTCTTTTGGTATCCGTTCAGTTCCCCGCACCGCGCCATCTGGGAGTGGGCAAGCGCCATTGATCCCGCCTCCACCGCCCGCCCGTTTGTGGCGATTTGGCCGCGCGGTCGGGGTAAGTCCACCCACGCCGAAGCTATCGCCGCCGATCTTGGTGCGCGAAAACAACGCCGGTATTGCATGTATGTCTGCGCTACGCAAGATCAGGCAGACAAGCACGTCCAGACTATCGCCCGTATGCTGGAAAGCGACGCGGTGAACCGGTACTACCCGGCGGTGGGCGAGGCAAAGGTCAGCAAGCACGGTAACCGGCAATGGAATAGACGTATCGTCCACGCCGCCAACGGGTACACGGTGGAGGCGGTCGGGCTAAACAAGGCGGTGCGTGGGCAAAAGATTGATTGGGCGCGCCCCGACCTGATTATTTTTGATGACATAGACGAGAAACATGATAGCGACTTAACGCGCGGCAAGAAAGAAGACACGATCACCGGTAGTATTCTCCCGGCGGGCGCGGCTAATGCGGCGGTGTTGTTTGTGCAAAACTTAATCAGTGAGGATAGTATCGCCAACCGGCTAGCCCGTAACCCCGGCGATCCGCTGGCGGCGGGCTATCTGATGGAGCGGATGATATCCGGCCCATACCCGGCGGTGGATGGATTGAAGTATGAGCCGGTAACCGACGGTGATAAAACCCGCTGGCAGATCACAATGGGCGAGTCATTATGGGATGGCTTTACGCTTGCCGTCTGCGCAGATGAACTTAACCGTGTTGGCCCAACGGCCTACCTGATTGAATCCCAACACGAAGTAGACACCGATAACCCGCTGGCTTTATTGAGTGAAGCCGACTTTAAGCGGACACGGGTTGACAAACACCCGTTACTTGCCCGCGTTGCCGTTGCTGTTGATCCCCCGGCATCCGTTGGGCAGTGCGGTATTGTTGCCGGTGGTATTGCTAAGGTGGGCGGAGAGTGGCACGGTTACACGTTAGAGGACAACACCACCCCGCCCGGTGTTAAGCCCGGTACGTGGGCGATTGAGGTACTTAAAACATACCACCGCACCCGCGCCGATATCATTTTCTGCGAAGTGAACAACGGCGGCGATATGGTGGAGGCAACCATCCGGGGCGTTAAGTGGTTAGACGACGCCGGTAATGTGATTGTAGACGGCGGGCGAGTACGTATCGAAAAGGTACGCGCCAGTCGTGGTAAGCGGACGCGCGCTGAACCTGTTGGTGTTGTGTTCGAGCAAGGCCGCGCCCACCACGTCGGGCACTTCCCGGAACTGGAACAACAGTGGCGACGGTGGCAACCGGGCGATGATAGCCCCGACCGACTGGACGCTGAAGTCTGGCTCTATACCGGGCTGGGATTATCCGAACAACACGATCCGCCGAAAGTGGTACGCTATGCCTAAAAACTACGTAACCCTACCATACGATCCGGCAGAACAATCATACTTGTCGTGGCTGTATGACAGTGAGGCCACTCAACAGGAACTCTATACACAGTATCGAGAGTACTACGACGGCAATCATGACACCAAACTAACCGACCGGATTAAGAAATTCTTAGAACTAAAAGAGGGGCAGGAGTTTAATATCAACTATTGCCCGCTGGTAGTGGACGCGCTGGCGGAGCGGCTGGTTGTCACCGGGTTTAATGCCGATGAACAAAGCGAGTTGTTCTGGGAATGGTGGGTTGCAAATCGAATGGACGCCGAGTCGGGCATCACCCACACGGCGGCTATCAGGGACGGCGATGCGTTTGTATTGGTTGAATGGGACGTGGATAACAATCGCCCCCTGTTTACTTTCGAGATGGCTTGCGCCAGCCAGGAAGGCGTCAAGGTTCACTATGACGATGAAAACCGGAAGCGGGTTGATCATGCCAGCAAGCGTTGGATAGTCAAGCAACCCGGCGATGCCGGTAAGCGCCGCCGCCTTAACCTTTACTACGCGGATCATATTGAGAAATACATTAGCAAGAATGAGGAGAATGAAGGCAACTGGCAACCCTACCTTGATAAAGGGGCGAAACAGTTACCCGGTGAACTAGGCGACTGTGGATGGTATTGGCACACACATGACCGCACCGAAAAAGGCAACCCGCTAGGCGTGCCGGTAGCACACTTTAAGAACTTAGATCACGGCTACGACCGGGGAGTTAGCGAACTAAAGAACGTGCTACCAATTCAGAACGCATTAAACAAGACGATGATTGATCTGGTTGCCACTGCCGATGTATGCGCCTTCCCTTTACTGGTGGGGCTGGGTGACGACTTCTCTGATATTAATATCGGGCCGGGCGTGATAATTTCATCGAATAAGCCACCCGACAAGGTATCCGTTAATAAGATACCCGGCGAAGACTTAAAGCCCTTGATTGCATTAAAGGATAGCTTTGCCGTTGACATCGCCCGGATTACCCGGACGCCGCTATCTTATTTCCAGATCAGCGGACAAATGCCTGCCGAAGGCGCTGAGAAACAACGCGAGGCGGGGTTGGTGGCGCGTGCCGAGAACAGGCAAGTCCACTATGGCAATGCGTGGGAAAACGCAATGAACATTGCCCGCCGTCTGCATAACGCATTCGGTAGCGGCGATCAGCTAGATGAAAACCAGTCCATCAGTACGCAGTGGAAAGAGGCGCAAACGCGCAACGAGAAAGAACATCTCGAAACCTTACTGATTAAGAGTAAGCTAGGCGTAGACGATGAGACGATCTGGTCAGAGATGGGATACAACGCCGAAGATATCGCCAAGTTTCAGCGCGTTAAGCTACGCAAAGAGGCGCGTGTAATCAGAGACAACGCGGAGGCGGCGGTCAGCATGGACAATAATAATCAGGAGAATGGCAACAACCCGGAGGCGGAAAGTGAACCCATCCCAACCCCCGCCTGATATGGACGGCGTTCTCGATGAAGACGATATGGCGGACTTCGCAGAGATTAATGATCTGGACATCGCCGCCGCCGAAACGTGGTGGGATCGCCATTCAACGTCGGCATGGTTTGTAGCGGCGGCGGGTCAGTTCGTCTTTGATCCGGTGGCTAACGCATGGCGCTATTCCCCCGCCGCCGGTGGCGGGCTAGTGCCGAAAGCGGTGATAACCGGCGAAGTTCAGATACACATTAACGCCTCGCAGAATGTTTTAGATGTGCTTACCAGACAACTGTACTCTAAACAGATTACCGGTGATCAGTGGCAGATAGCGGTTATGGCAGAACTTAAAGACGCTCACATCGGGCAAGCGTTGTTTGCGCGGGGCGGACGTGAGAACATGACGTCCACTGAGTGGGGGCGGTTGGGCGGCAATCTAGCAGATGAATACACCCACCTTAAGAAGATGATTGATCAGATTGCTAATGGTGAGGTGAGTTGGAAGCAAGCAATAGCCCGGATTAAGCAATACGGGCAAGCATCTGAGCAAGCCTACTGGCGCGAGTGGGCGTTAGCACAAGATCGCCCGGAGTGGTCAAGCCTACCCGCCTTGAATCAAGTACCGCGCGATGGCAATACGGACTGCTACGGTAATTGCCAGTGTCATTTAGAGACGCGCGAGGATGGGATTTATTGGGTGTTAGGTGGCGCGGCGCATTGCAACGATTGCCCGCCATTAGCCGCCGGTAGCCCGTACCGACCGGGTAGCGTATGAATTTTAATATATCTACAAAGGAGAGTTATCGATGAATCGTTTGTCGTGGTGTCTCAAGCAACTGCTTCCCTTTCAGTATGTATCAACATATACGGAGGACGAGCAGCGCAAGCTATCTGTTTTCCGCATGTGGTTTGGCAGATGCTTTAATGTGCGAACCTACTCTCTGGCAGAGTAGTATGCGGCGTTAAAAGTATGACTAACTTATACAAGTCCACCAATAGTTGGGTGATGATTAAGCGGGGCGGGCGCTGGGTACGCTATAAGCGCCACGAGAACCCACAGGACGCCGCCCAACACGCGGATGAACTAAACAAGATGGTAGACGACATAAAGGCGCGCCGCCGTCGTAAGCGGCGCAAGTGCAACTGGTAAGTGACGGCGCAAGCCGAGAATAATAATCATAATGCGGGGCGTTGCCCGTAAAACTCGAACAGGAGAAATGAAATGCCAGACGATAAACAGCAAGATAAAAATAAGCAAGAACCACAGGATCAGACACCGCCCGCCGGGGCGCAAAACGCGGAGCACATGATCCCTAAGACGCGGTTTGACGATGTGAACAATCGGCGCAAGACTGCCGAAGACGCGCTCGAAGCGTTGCGTAAGCAGCAAGCCGACGACGAAGCCGCCCGCCTGGAAAAGCAAGGCGAGTACAAGGATTTATATGAGGGCTTGAAGACTGAAAACGAGCAACTCAAAACCAAAGCAGAGCGGGCGGATCAATTACAGGAGTCGATAGCGGCTGGCAATCAGAAGCGGATTGCTCAGTTACCGGAAGCGATGCAGGCGCTAGTGCCGGAGTACGATGATCCGGCCAAAGTGCAGGCGTGGCTCGATGCGAATATGGCAACCTTAGCCCCCGGCAAGGTAACCCCCCCGCCGCTAGACGGCGGCGCTGGCGTGTTACATCGCCCGGATAAAGGGCAGGTGAAGCTCACTCCTGACGAAATCAAGCTGGCAAAATTGTCTGACATGACAGTAGAAGAATACGCGAAATCAAAACAAGAGCGGGCGGGGTTTTATATGTCACCGCCCTCACAAGAATAGATAGAGGAGTAAGAAAATGGCTGATTCAACTTATGGATTTCGTTACCGTTACCGGTTAGGTGGCGGCAAGCCAACCATCCAAAACTTGATTTTCAAGGATACCGAAACGCTCACTAAAGGTGATTTAGTGAACCTCGAGTCGGGCGAGGTGGACTTAGCGGCGACGGCAGACACCGCTTTGCTGGGTACCGCCCTTGAAACTAAGGCGGGCACGGACAGCACCACGAAAATTGACTGCATTGTCAATGATGACGCGGTGTATGGTATCTATGACGCTAACGCCCGCGTAAAAGGGGCAACCCTGGATATCGCCGGAGCAACCGGCGCGATGACGGTGGCAACGTCAAGCAATAAAGAATTAGTGGTGGTAGAAGCGTCAACGGCAGCCGAAGAGACGTTAGTCCGGTTCAACATTGGCAAGCACCACGATAACGTGGCACTGTAAAGGAGTAAACGATGACTTTAGTATCTTCACAATGGGCTTATGCCCTTGACCCCACCATTGCAAAATGGTTTGAGCAGGGTTACAACCGCCGTCCCTCACTGCGCGAAGCCCTGTTTAATGTTCAGATGTCACTCAGCAATGATGAGGAAGTAGCAGGCGTTGGTGCTATCGGCCTTGACGCCTGGGAAACCTACGAAATGGCGGGGGAAGTAGGCTCTGCCGACTTCGACCAGGGGTATAAGAAAACGTATACCCACAAAGAATATCCGGTTGAGGTGACCATCAAACGTAAGCTTTGGGATGACAATAAACACGCCCAAATCTTTCGGATCGCCGAGCGGATAGGGGATAGCGCCCAGTTAAAGCGTGAGATTGACGCGGCCAGCGTGTTTAACAACGCCTTCACCGATTCCGCTCCTTACGACGGGGCGGACGCGGTTGGCCTGTGCTCAGACGCCCACCCCTTCTCGCCACACAAAACTGGCGATACTCAAGCAAATGAAGGCACGTATACGCTAAACAAAGACAATGTTGGGGCCGTGCGTGAGGCTATGATGGCCTTCACCGATGACAATGGCAACATCGCCGGGGTAACCCCCAACCTGTTACTAGTGCCGCCTGAGTTGGAAGATGAGGCGCTGGTGATTGTCGGATCGTTGCTTGACCCCGAATCGGCGAACAACGCCATCAACCCGCAATCACAGCGGTTTAGTGTGCTGACGTGGCACTACTTAAGCGATAGCAATGCGTGGTTTATGGTTGACTCCGCCCTGATGGGGATGGCGCTCGACTGGTGGGATCGGTCACCGTTGACCATTCTGCCGAAAGTGGAAGACAAAACCATTCAGGCGACCTGGATTGCTTATATGCGGTATAGCTATGGATGGAGCGACTGGCGCTTTGTTTATGGCAATAACCCGTCATAGGGGAGGACAAACATGCCTATAACTAATTTTCCTAATGGTGCTTCCTCCTGGGGCGTGCCTATTCTACCGGGCGGTTTTGCGACGGCTGGCGATGTCTATTTCTTAGACCCCGCCAACGGCAACGACACCAGTGATGGCCGGTCAATTGACCGGGCGTTTGCTACTCTGGCAGTGGCTTATGCCGCTTTGACCGCTAATCAAAATGATATCCTGTACTATATCGCCGGGCCAACTTCCCTGACGTTAAATGCGGCGTTTACGTGGGCGAAAAACTACACCCACTTTATTGGGTCATGCGCCCCCACTGATACCGCCCAACGTTGCCGGATATTCCAACTATCAACGCTAACCGGCGCGTCGCCGCTGTTCACAATTTCGGCGACGGGCTGTGTATTCAACAACTTCTATGTTTTCCAGGGAGTAGATGACGCCACCTCACTGATCAATATCAGTGTAACCGGTGGGCGTAACTACTTTGAAAACGTTCACTTTGCGGGCGGCGGTCACGCGACTCAAGCTGTCAATGGCGGGGCGTCTTTGATGTTGGACGGCGCTGAGGAAAACACTTTCTACCGGTGTACTGTCGGGGTTGATACCATTGACGCCGCTACCGGCATGGTGGGATTACTGTTCGACGCGGACGCCCACCGGAACACGTTCCGTGAGTGCAAGTTCAGAATGCGCGCCGGTAATACGGGCGCGGCGTTTGTTGAAGTGGCAGACGCTACCGGCATTGACCGCGATAACTTTTTCGACAACTGTACGTTTATCAACAACTCCACCGGAAACGACATGGCGGCGGCGTTTTTGATCCCGGCAATGGGAGAGCCGCGCGCCTTGCTGTTAAAAGATTGCATGTTCCACAACGTCACCAAGCTTGACGCTAATGACCGGGGCGTGCTGTTCGGCAATATGGATGCCATCACCGGGGCGGATTTGAGCGGCGTTGCGGTTGAACTGGTAACTTAAGGAGCTAGCTATGGAATACGTGGTTAAGCAGGATTACTACAATGACGAATTCGATTTCGAATTGTACGAGGGCGAGTTCGTTTGTGACGGCGATATCGAGCCTGATCTGATGGCTAATCTGACTGCCTCCGGCGTTGTCGAGGCGATTAAGCCGAAGAAAACAAAGCGCAAAGAATAACAATGCATAGGGGAGGGGTGGCGCGTAAGCCCCTCCCCTAAAAGGAAACGATATGGCAATTCCAGGACACAACTACTCAGATCAGATCAATAAGTTCGGAGAGATTCCCGACTTTGACGCGGCTAATACCAATGAGGACGTGTGGGATTATACCGGCGCATACCCTTTCCCCGCCGCCGCCGCTACTACTACTATCGTGAGTGATAGCGCCGAAGATGACACGGTAAAAGCGGACACCAACCCCGGCACAGGGGCGTGGACGGTTCAGGTTATCGGGCTAGATACCAATTACCTACTGACTACCGAAGTTGCCACACTGAACGGCGCGGGGGCGGTCACGCTGGATAATGAATACCTGCGCGTCTTCAGGGTCAAAGTCCTGACATCTGGCTCAGGAGAGACCAACGCCGGGAATATAGATGTCAAGCACGGCGCAACGGTGATAGCGCGCATTCAGACGGCACTAGGTCAAACCCTAATGGCGATCTACACTGTGCCCGCTAACTATCAGCATATGCACCTACAGCGCTGGTATGCCGCCATGACCGGTAATGTGAACGGTTCGGCGGTGGTATCTTTGCAGGTCAGGGAATACGGTGGATCGTGGCAAACAAAAATGCGTACCAATATTGCCCTTGCTCAGTCGTGGCTATATGACTACGGAGAACTAACGCCAACCTTCCCGGCAAAAGCCGACATCAGAGTCCGCGTTAATAGCGCCAGTGTTAATAACTCTGTCATCGCTGCCGGATTCGATGGGCACTTACACAGGAGTTAGGTGATGACGTTTACTTACCTTATCGCTAACGACATCGGCAAAGTGCGCCTTGAGATTGGCGACACGATTGAAAACAGCGGCGTCTATCCCGACGGCTCTAACCTATCTGATGAAGAAATTCAGGTACTACTCGACCGGGAAGGCGCGGTAATGAAGGCAGCCGCCGGAGCGTGTGAACTACTGGCGCGCCGTTGGGCGAGAGAAATCGACACCCGCGTAGGGGAACGGCAAGAAAAGCCGTCCACCGTTTCGGCGGCGTGGTTGAAACAAGCCGAACAGTTGCGCGCCGATTTCGGTTACGGGGCGGGCAGCGGCGCGTCGGGAAGCTTTGTTACCCGACAGGATGGCTACAGCGATGATCTGGCGGCGGAGGAAACATAGTGAGTGGACTAACCCGAATGGCAAACGTCACGGCGTCAACTAAACGTAAAGTTTATGACGCCGCCCTTAAAGTTTATACCGCGCCATCCGTAAAATTAACCGGGCTGTCAATCACGCCGCTTGACTGGGTAGGACAAAAGGAAATTGAGAATCTACAGATAGAAGTTCCGGTCAATCTGTTACAGACGTTTATCGAGGGTGACCATGATATTGTGGAGGAGGATTTCTTAGTGGTATCCGGTGCGGATTATCAGGTGCGGTTGGTTCAGGAATGGGTATGGCATAACACGCAATACATGCACGTTTATGTGGAAAAGGTAAAGAAATAATGACAAGCCTGAATGCCAAAGCCGTTAGAGACGAATTCGCAGCGCTGGCGCGCACTGCTTTGATCGGTGCTAGTAAGCCCACGCAAGAAGTTAAGGAGGCGCGCGGGGAAACGATAGAGGCTTCCCCCCTGCTGGTGATCCCGGTGATCAAAGTGTGGCGTCACCGGCGGGCGTTGGGGGTAAGCAAATTGCGAACCAATGTCCGGCTTGGACTGTATATCTTTGTTCCCAGTGCGGACGCCGACAATAACCGGACTGAACAAATCGCCGAAGATCAAATGTTGGAAATAGAGCAAGCGCTAGCGGACTTAATCGCCGCCAGTACCCAGGGTACAAGCTGGGATTACCTGACATTTACGGAAGATAATCAATTCGGTGATATTGTGCCGATGGAAATCAATAAGCAGCCATACCTTGTTTACATGGGGGCGGCTGATGCGTTTAAGGATGATAACTGATGAAATATAAAGGTGATGGCACTCAGTCCATCCCCGGTGTGCCGATGCGAGATTTGACGCCCGCCGAATGGGACAACCTGAGTGAACAACAAAAAGAGGAGTGCCTAAAAACCGACTTGTATCAGGCGGCTAAGGTAGCGCCGAAGAAAGAAAAGGAGACTAAATTATGACCGCACCTGATTTATTAGAAGTACAAGTAGGTGAAGAGTCGTCATACGGAACACCCGTCGCGCCCACCCATCGCCTGATGGGGGTGGAGCTAGGCGGGGCGAGTATCGCACCGGGTTACACCGGGGAAATCTACCAGGAAGAGCGCAAGAGTTTGTCCCCCGGCTTTAACGCCGGGCTAAACCGGACGTGGGGCGTGGGCAGTATCCCCCTGCAAATTGGGTACGGGAAAGATTTAATCTGGTTTCTCAACGCTTTGTTTGCCGAAGACGCCGCTCCGGTAGGGACTGATCCCTACACCTGGACGTATGTTGCTCCCAGTTCCGCCGCCCCAGCCAGCAAGTCCTTGACGATTGTCCGGGGTGGGCCGGACGGGGCGTACAGTCTCGCCGGGGCGGTCGGGCAAGCGCTAACGCTTTCCTGTGAAACCGGCGGGCGCATGATGGGCGCGGTTGACCTGATCGCTAAGTCATTCCAAGTCGATACTCTGGAAACGTTATCCGACACCGCTATTAATCCGGTGATGGGTCACCATATGAGTCAGATTTCAATTGACGCATTGGGCGGCACTATCGGTACTACGGCATTCAGTGATTGCGCATTCGGTTTTGAAATGCAAATCACCAGCGGGCGGGATGTCAAGCAGTGTCTTGGCTCGTTAAGCGCTTCTAATTACAATGAAGGCAAGTGGACGGGAACGCTTAATCTCCGGCTAGAATTCGATACCGCTTCAAAAGCGATCTATGACGCTATCGTTGGGGTTACCAATGACCCGGTCGGGCGTTTAGTTCGGATTGACTTTGCGGACGGTGCAGATGAATTCCAGATTGACTTCGCCGGAATCTTTATCGAAGCCCCGCCGCCGTTTGAGGAATTTGAGCGGTCGTTAATGGTGAACCTGAAATTTGACGGATTGACCGATAATACTTATGGCAACTGGTGCGGGATTGAAATCATCAACACCATAGCTAGCCTGTAGGAATGAAGTATAAAGGAGGAAAGGTGAGCGAGAAAAAAGCAATCGAGTTTGTCGATTTAGATATTGAAATCAAGCTCCCTGATCCGCTAACGATGGCGAATTGGGGGCAGTATTGGGCGGCACGCGAAACGTTTAAGGACGACCATAAAACCGAAATCGACCGGGCGACCGCTGGCGCGCTAGTCGGGGAGCAATTAGCGGGCGCGCTTGCCGTGTTGGAATCGGCGGTCTGTACGCTGGATGAAATTAGTTATACCATCACTTCAAAGTCAAACCCGGATGATATCCCATTAAGTATTTCATTTGCCATCGGTGGGATGGTGCGCCAGTACATTGAGGGGCGGATGCGCGTCCCTTTCGACAAGTTCGTCAAGCCATTGCCGCCGCCGAACAACGGGAAGAAGTAAGCGTTCCGGTTGATCTGCAAATTGCTTGGCAGGTGGAGAGGTGGGGCGTTGAGGCGGTATTCGGTACGCCGGTCCTGGACGCCGGGTTTGCCGTGAGAGCGGCTTATCTGCAAGACGTGTACCAAACTGTCAATACCTGTCTTGCGCTTAACGGAAGGGAAATCATGAAATGGGAAGGCGCGGGGCGGCGGATGGCTTATCGTGAGCTGGCATTCAGTGGAAAAAGTAAGCTACCGCAAAAACAACGTGAATTTTTAGCACAATTAATTAACGCAGGGGCATTTGACTGATGAGTGTCGTCAATTTGGTGATAACAGTAGACACTTCTGAGCTACGAAAAGTTCGTGGCAAGATTCGGGCTGCCGAAACATGGGCGTCAAGCCGGACAGTTGATTTCGGGATAGCGGGAACACAGCGCCGCGCCCCCGTTGATACTGCTAACCTGTGGTCAAAAATTGGCGGAGTGGTTAAAGGAGGAAAGTGGTCGTGGTGGTCTAAGGCGTCCTATGCCGGTTATCAGGAAGGTGGAACGATTTACCAGAAAGGCACGCCTCACGTAACGCCAACATTTGAAGAAGTCCCCTGGGAGCAGATTGCCCAGGGCGTAGTCAAGGAAATGGGGCTATAGAGCGATGGCAGGGGCAACAGTAAATGTAACCGGCACATGGACAATGGACGATATTGGCAAGGGGCTTACAGACCTTTCAGCCAAACTCGACAAATTCCAGGCCGAGAATACAAAAGCAGGCGGCGCGGCGGGTGATGCGGCGGAGGATACCAACGCATTAGCGGGGGCGCTTAAAAACGTTGGTATGGCAGTGGGGGCGGCGGGCATTGCAAAGGCGGCGTGGGACACTATAGAGTTAGGCGCGGCGGCAGACCGGGCGGAAAGTTCGCTGAACGCCTTGACGGGGGGTAAGGCCGACGAATATATTGAGGCGATAGGCGAATCCACTAAAGGAACGGTGTCCGAAATGGACGCCATGTCAGCGGCGTCTAAGTTTGTCTCTATGGGATTGGCCGATACCGCCGGAGAAGCGGCGGAGCTGGCCCGCATCGCCGCCACGCTTGGCCCGGTATTTAAAGGAATGGACGCCGGGCAAGCCGCCGAAGAGATGGCGATCATGCTGTCGAATATGTCAACTCCCCGCCTTGACTCATTCGGGGTAAGCGCTGGCAAAGTCAAGGAGAGAATTCGGGAGTTGCGGGAAGAATTTCCCGAAATGGGTAAACAGGCCGCTTTCATGCAGGCGTTTCTTGAGGAGGCGGGGACTGCTGCTGACTTACTATCTGGCAACCTAACCGATCTCGGTGCAGATATCGAGTACATGAATGCGGAAATTGAAAACGCCAAAACAGCCGCCGGGCAGTGGGCGGCCAGTGGTTTAGCAGACATCTCGCGTGGAGTCAAAGACCTCAAGTCGGCGGTAAAAGACACCAGTGAGTCAATATTAGAAAGTGCAAATAGCTCGGAAGAATACGCCGAGTCGCTTAGGAATTCTCACAGGAGCGTACAACAGGCTGCGATCGCCGAGCGCGCACTACAAATTGCACAGGAGGAGAGTATTCCATTATGGCGCGCGAGAAGTATAGCGTCAATCGAGTTTTACAATTCGATTGACAGCGTAGCCGAAGCGCTGTATGAGGCAGCGCGCGCAGAGAGAGTCTACGCGGAGGCGGCTGAGTTCAGGGGCACGCGAGGCGAGAAAGGCGGCGCGCTCCCAGAAATACCGGAGATACAGGGGATACCGGAGTTGGGCGATCTGCCCCCCACTATAGAGGAAGTCGCTGATGCGATGAGTCAGTTAGCGCAGGACATCGCCGAGTATAATACGGTCGTCGCCCAGCAGAGCTCATTGCATCTTGAATTACTACAGAGCATTCCCGGACTCACAGAAGGAGTTGGCGGGTTGGCCGATGCCTTCGCTATGGGAGTCAGTATCCTGGATAACTACGGTTTATCCACCGGAGAACTGGCAGACAAATATCAGGAATTGGCGCTGGCAACCGGCCAGATGACAGAAAAACAAGTTGCCGCCGCTGACGCAGTACAAACCCTCGGCAATCTCTTTATGTCTGGCAAAATGTCCGCCGAAGCTTACGCCGAAGGGCTGGTTGCAATCCAGGAGGGGGCTGATCCGGCGACGGTGGCGTTAAATGCGATCAATGATGTGATTCAGGAGATCGCCGGAGCGCCGCCGATTGACCCGTTTGGCGATTTGTCGATGGCAGAAAAAAACGCGGAGGACATTAGAGGGGTAACCGAAGCAACAAAAGAATATCGTGACGCGGCGGCGGAGGCGGCGGAAGCGGCGCAAGCTGCGGCAGAAGGGATGGACGACGTTGCCAGCCCTGAAGACTTGGCGGCTCAGATTGAGTCCATTCAGGAGATGATCAACAGTGTCACCGATGAAGCCGCGCAAATCGAATTTGAAGCCGATCTAAGTAGTTTGGAGGGGAGTATTTTAATCGCGGAAGGGATGGTAGAAGGATTATCAGATTTGGCCGGAGCATTCCCCATTGACGCCGATATTACCCCCGCCGAAGGGAATATCAGAACACTTGAGGGGAAGGTTGAGGGTTTGAATTCGCTTGAGGGAACGCCAATAATTGGCGAAACCAAAGCAGCCATTGAAGCAGGAAAGGTAGATGACTTATTTGCAAGTGTCTCCGCGCTTAAGAATAAAGAAATCGTTATAAAAGTAAAGTATGAATATGAGGGCGAACCTCCCCCGGCGGGGGCGGGTGGCGCTTCATTTGTTACCACCGGCCCACAACTCATTTTAGTTGGCGACAACCCCGGCGGGCGCGAATCGGTGCGGGTTACACCATTATCGGGGGTAGGCCAAACGCGCGGCCTTCCTCAGAATGGTGGCGCTATTGGGATGGCGGGCGGCGGTACAGGTACGGCGGGAGGCGGCAGGGTTGTTCCCCAAAACGTATACTACGTGACTTTGGAGGGGCTGACTACCGAAGAAGCCGGGCGCGCGTTTGTCGATATGGTGCAACAGGAACAACGTTACCGGGGTGAATTATGACGGTAACATGGGTAATTAAAATTGCGTGGTCTGGCGATAGCGCCGGGTACACCGGAACGTATGATAACGTGACGCCTGATGTGCTAGAAATCAGAGATTCCTTTATCGGAATTACCGACTGGAAACAACGTATTGCCAGAGTGGGAACACTTGATTTAGTGCTTGATAACGGTTGGCGCAATAACCACAGCGAGTATGGATTGTACACCCCATCCAATACTGCCGGATCGTTGTATGGCGACTTGAATCCCATGACGCCAATGGAAATAGTCGCCACCCAAAGCGGCACGGATTACAACATTTTTACAGGCTACGTTGAAAACATCCAACCGCGCGGCGAAAAGGAGGTGCGGTTAAGGTGTGTCGATGGCATTGAGCCGCTGACCAGGGCGCGCCCCCGGATAGCGTTACAGGTTGACAAAACCGGCGATCAGGTGATCAGCACCATCATTGACGCCACCTATACCCCACGCGCCGCCGCCGGGGTATGGAATATAGGCGAGATTTCCGATCTGGGAGAAACTACCGTATTAGCGGCGGGAACGGAGGGGCGCAATTTAGAAACGGGATTATATACATGGGAGGCCGTTGGTCATACGTGGCAACCGGAGCGCACCCCCGCCTATCAAATGCTACGCGACACCGTACAGGCGGAATGGGGTTTATTGTGGGCGGATACGGCGGGCAATATCGTCTTCAAAAATGGGCATTGGGCGCTAACAGACTCCGACACTGATGCTACTGTCAGCACAGGGATAGTGGGTGTTGAACCGCTGTATGGCGCTAACGAGATTGTCAACCGGGTAGACGTGACGGTTACACCGCGCGAAAGCGGATCGCCTAATACCTTACTTGGCGAAATGAACGATACACCATCACTGCGGGCGGGCGAAACATTAAAGGTAGAAATAAGGTTCAGGGATCAAACTGGTGGCGCACGAATAGCCGCCAGTGCAGTTGATACCCCCGGCGCGGGCGCGGATTACACAGCCAACTCTAATAGCGATGGCTCAGGAAAGGGATTGACCGGCAATTTAACGATGTCGGTTGATGGTTTTTCTACCAGCGCATTAGTTAGCATGACTAATGGTGGCACTGAAGAACTGTACGTCACTAAATTACAGCTAACCGGAACGCCGATTTATATTTATGACGCGGTAACCAGATATGCCGAAGACGCTGGCAGCGAATTGTCGTACACGCGCCGTGATATGATGATCAGATTGTCGATGGGGGAAGATGTCACTTTTGCTCAGGCGCTGGCAGATTATTTATTGACGGAATGGAAAGACCCACGCTTTATTTTGAAGGGGTTACGCTTGGTCAATGTGGATGATACGCTGGAAACGCAATGCTTGGCGCGCGAAATCGGCGATGTGGTAATCGTGCAGCACGCACCGCTCGGAATGGACGCCAAGTATCGGATCATTTCAAAATCATTGCGGGCTTCTGGTAGAAAAATAATAGTTAAGTTGGGACTTATCCCATTCGATGATATACAGTACTGGCTTTTAGGTGTGGTAGATTACGGTGAACTAGGCGAGACAACCTACTTAGGGCCATTATGATGTAATGAGGAAATATAGGAGGATAGACAATGAGCAATAAGACACACTTTACCCCCCCACGCCGGGTCGATAACGATGCGGCGTTGGAATTGATTGGTCACACGGTGCGTTATCGAGAATCTAAGTTCATTCCGCTGACGGTATTGTTTGCCGCCGCCGCTTATTTCAGCGCGGCGCGCAAGAATAAGCGGGGCGTGCTGATTTCGGCGCTGATTGCATTGGTAGGCATTCCGGCTGGGTTTCTGTTTGCTTATTCAGCGCCAAGCACCCTAACAACCGGTGATCTGGTGACCGCTGCGATCTGGAATCAAGATGTTGTGGATAATGTTATTTTCCTGCATTCCAGGAGTGCTGCGATCTACATAAACGGCTACGACAGCAGCAACGCCGCGAATCACACATCTACAATAACCGTAACCGGACAATATATTACCGCCGCAAATAAACAGCATTTTTATTTCCGTGTACCCGCCGACTTTGCCAGTATTGCTGGTTTGCAGTGGGTGTATTCCCCTTTCGGAGGTGGAACTTCAGATGTTGATTACAGCGTTGGTTATGGAGCAAGTGGCGAGGTGTTCGATGCTGATAATGCCACCGTTGCCGGGGCTGGCGGGGCGGTGACGCAAGATCATGTAGAACTGCTTGACTTGTCGGCAGGTTTCGGATCGCTGGCAGCGAATGATTACATATCTGTTCGTATAGCATATGGCGGAACTGGGCCTAATTTATTTGATATGGGTATGTGGTTCGAGTATACAAGGACATAAATATGAGTTATCAATTTGAGCAAACAATCAATAGCAAGCTGTTAAAAAAAGAATTGAAAGCAGTACTTGGTTATCCGGTGACGGTGGCGATAACTGGCGGCGCGGGCGAGATAACAAGACGGGGCGATAGCGGCGGCTTTTCCCCAACTGAAGAGTCGCTTATCGCCACCGCGCTAGCCGCCCACAATGCCGATGCGCTTACCGACGCCCAGCAATTAGAGCAAGATGTTGTAGTCCGCCGCGCCGCCGCCAAAGCGCGCCTAATCGCAACCGGCGCGGAAGGTGTCCGCGTGACCGGTTTACCCGTTCTGGCGGATATCGTGGCCGATATCGTTGAGGCGCTGGATTTGGATTTGTAGGATACTCAAAAGGAAAGAAACTTATGGACTGGGTTGATCTCGCAACCGGTGGCAGCGTCCTTGTTACTACTCTATTGACTTTAGCGTTTGTAGTTTCACGCATCCCGGCAATCATCGACTCGGCAAAGCTCTACCGAAAACAAGAAATAGACGCCGAGAGCGCAAGTGAAAAACTATTAATGCAGCAGGCAATTGAAACCATGACAGTTACTCAATTATCTCTTACTGAAGTATCAAGCGCCTTTAAGACAACTATAGCAAGAGTAACAGAGTTAGAAGACACCGAAACGGAATCAGAGAACCGTCTATGTGATTTGGAAAGAGAAATGACAGACTTGAAACAAGCTCACGAAGACGAAGTAGAACAACTGAAAACAATCATAGCCGAACAGGAAGCGGAGCTTAAAGAAGTTAGAGCGAGGCTTGCCGAAAAAGATAAACTTATAGGGGCGGAGCGCCTAGCCGCTAAAGAGCGAGAAAGAGAATTGAACGAACAAATCAGAGCGCTTAAAGATCAATTAGCAGATCAGAACAAGGAGGAACAATAATGGAAGAACTAATGAAATTTGCAAACCGCATTCCGGGGTGGGGGTGGGTGATTATTATCATTGCCACCCTGTTTGCATTTGCCAGCGGCGCGGCAGGTGATGCGCCAGACGCAACCCCAACGCCCAACGCCCCCCCGTCGCCAACGTATGCGCCGGGGCAACCGACGCCACACCCAACCGGCACGCCGGTAATCGCGCCGACGGTGACGCCCAACCCCGCCAATCCCTACGAGAACCTCATTTACAATGGGGAGATGAATCCGCCGTATGTTAAGTATGATTTTGACAATTTCGATTATCCGGGGAATGCTGGGGAGATTTTAACTATCGAAGTAGCAGACGGATGGCAGGGCTACGGTAAAGCGCCGCCGTCAATGCCTGAACTATACCCGGCATGGGAAAGGGAGAATGGCGAAATCGTCTATCTGACAATCCCGGAATTTCGGCGCGAAGATTGCGAAGTTCCCAGCCCGAATAAACCATGCTTTGTCGAAAATCCGCCGGGGCAAAAGTTTTTCGCCACCTGGAAACCGTATATCGCCGGTATCTACCAACAAGACGTGCCAACCATTGAGGGCTACGATTGCACTCTGTCGGCTTTTGCCGGAACGCGCCACTCAGAAGATGAAAATCAGGGTAACAAAACCGATACCCTGCGTGATCAGGAAGCGTCAAAGTGGACGCTAGGCGTGTTAATTGATAACGGGCATTTACCGCTTTTGGAGTATCGCCTTGCACCGCGTGAGCCGTTCGGTTACGGCTATAGGGATGGCTACGGTCATGGACACTATGGCGACTTGACACTGATCTCATTCACGTTCACCGGCACGGGTAACCCCGTCACGGTGTTCATCGAAAACCAGCGCGGTACTACTGAGCTACAGTTTAATGATAGCATTGTGGACAGTGTGACTATGATCTGCCGTGCGCCTATCTCATTTTTTCGCAACGCCGACTCCGGTCGGCTCAACTAATACCCCTAATGGAGGGAATAGATAACATGAACGAAATGAAATTAGCTTTACAGAAATTCGGTACTCTTTTGGTTGACCGGCGGGCGCAAGTTACCGCCGCTGTTGTCGCCTTACTGGTATTTGCCCCATTCCTCGGATTCACTGAGGATCAGGTCGAATTAATCCAGTCCACCTTTACCGGAACTTACGCCCTTCTGATTTTGGCTATTCCGGCACTGGTTAAAATCTTAGTGGTCGCGCAGCTTGTGACTGAAGTCGTGAAGTCCTGGACTGTTCGCCCGCCGTCCGGCCTGAATTATAAAAAGATTTCCGGCCCACAAGGATAACTTAACCCACCCCGGAGGTTAGTACCCGGCGTGGGACACTTTCCTCCTGTTCAACGCCCTGCCCGGCTTGAAATCCTGCGCTTATGCGTGGGCCATCAGTAGAGCCGGGCGGGGTTTTCGGATATCCGAATGCAAATGCTCAAAATTCTAATCGCATCACTCTACATATCATGCCTACACGCGGCAACGCCCGCCGATGGTTTCGCGCCGGTTTGCCTATCCCACGCGAATATCGAACAGTTAGTCCGCCTGTGTGTGGTAGAATGCCGGGGGATGGAGGACGCGCGCGATAGCTGTTGCGCGTCTAGCGTTAGCACCGCACTGGCGCGGATGTACTATTATCAGGAGAATAGCGGGTACTATCTGGCAGGGGATACGTTAGACGACGTGTTGGGATATAGCCGCGATAACATCTGGCAGTTTCCGCCGTATGCCTACCGGGGTTGCGATTGGGACGCGGGTGGCGTTCATCCGTCTAGCGTGGCTTGTCTTGAGAATGAGGATCATGGCTGGGCGGCTGGCCCGGCGTTGGATTGCGTTCTGAACGGGGAGTGTGGGGGTTGTCCGTACTATCTGTACTATTCGCCCCGCGCCGCCATTGACGCGCTGCCGGGGGCTTGTGAGGTTGAGTCTATCGGCGGCATACACTGGTATCATGATGGTTGGGGGGCGCACCCAGTTCCAAGCTGGCACGCCCCGGCGGGAGAGTAGTTATTCGGTGGCTTGCTGGCTTCCACTCACCGTTATCCGCCGCTTCATACACCGGCTGCAACTATAGAATTCTCCGCTATCATGGGTGTAATCATACTCCCACTGATGCCCAAAGGAAATACAAAGTACTTCGCCCGTTTTTACTTTCCAGTACCACGCCTCTATCCGGGCGGCAAGGTCTTCAAGAAAACCAAGCCATTCGTCAAGCATCGGATCATCGTCTTCAAGCACACCGCACCGCTGGCAATAGTCCGGCGTGATTTTCAGCGAGTGTCCACCGGGCGCATATTCGGTTTTACCATATTGAACATCGTGGCCGTTCCACCAACAATTCAGTTTATCAAACATTTTCATTCCTTCCTTCCATCTATTAATAAACTCTTCGACTTCATCGCTCATTTTTTGCAAATACCATAGAGCGATCAGCGACCATAGGAAAAGTGACATCTCACTCCTCCTTTTGCTGGCTTAACATCGGACGATCACTTTCCTCGTATTTGCACTCTTCAAGCGTCTTGCTTAACAGCGTCAATATATGATCGCGCGACCCCTGCCATCCGGGTTCGACAGCGTTCCCCAATTCCAGGTTAGCTATCCATTCCCCGGCTGATTCAATCGCCTCAACCGCCGCCCTTAAGTCCTTCTCGGTGTCATTTAATCGGTCTGCTAGTTCTCCGCACATTATATATCCTCCTTATGGATACGCCTTAATTACGTAAGTAAAAATAATTTCATATAACATCAGAAATAGGAAACTATTTCCCGAAAAGCACGAAAAAAAAACCGCTCCACCGGAGTCAACGGTAGAACGGCAGTCGGACATAAGGCGCTATGCTTTTATGTCTTAGTAAGACAAAGGAAACGTTTTAGGCAATGTTTCCTTATGAACAAATGATACCACAAATAGGGACTTCTGTCAATAATTTCCAACCACTGCACAGCAACGGCGGCAACCTGAATCAGTTCCTCTTTAACCTTCCCGGCAGCACGTCCTCCAAAATCATCGTGTAGAACTGCCTGAGAGACTTCCCCGATTTCTTCTGTGAGAATAGCCAGCCACTTGTAATCATCGTGGTTCTGTTCGCCCCATTGCCGATCTTGTTCTTTGCGTGCCATGATTACTACAGGAATGGTTTCATCAATGGCGGCTTCATATGAGTAACCGCCATATTGTGCCGTCATATATTCCCGATGTAATTCGATGGCATATAGAATGTCCTCTAATGTAAATATCTTTTCGTCTGGATCAATACCGTATTTTTTATCACCCATCGCTATCCTCCTTTGCGCCTAGCTGCATTAGAATATCACCGATTGCCAAAATCTCATCGCCGATCTCTGTGGTTCTATCTCGTATCATTTCCACATTGTTACCCACGTTATCGCCATAGCCAATCTCATCAATTCGCAGCCTGATTTCAATCTGCTTTTTGTCTATCTTTTGTAAGTGGTAAACAATAGCCGCCAACTCTTTACCCATCGCTCTCCTCCTGGTTGGGTTGCTGGTTTAACATCGGCTCTCTATCGCAGTTGTCTTTCCAATTACGCGATTCCTTATTGACTGGCTCATTGCAATAGGCGCATACAGGCCATTCAAAATCGTCGTTTGGAAACATGACATGTTCTGCTATTGCTTGACGCGCGCAATCTTCACACCAATCATACACATCTACCCTTGATTTTTGATGACAGGCCTTACAAACACCTTGCTTGTAATACTCACTCATTCTCTCCGCCCCCCTTTGCCGGGCTGGTTGGCTTGCTGCTTTGCCATTTCGTTGGCGCGGATACACAGAGCGACCAATTCAAAAGCGATTTTTAGTTTCGGGCGGCGCAAAGCGGTTTGAATGTATACATCCTGCCTTCTGGGGTATCCGGGATCAACCCCTACTACAATGTTTTCATGGCGTTCTAATGCTGATCCATATTCAAACATCACAATAGGATTTACGCTTCCCCTTGAAAACCAGAACAATAAAATATCCGCCCCGCGCAATCTTTCATATTCCCATTCGATTTGCATCTGAGCGGCGGTTTCGTCATGGATCGGGAAGCTCTTTCGGCGCGGGTTGAAGAGAGTTAATTCTTGCCATGACAGTTCTCGGCAAACTTCGCTTTGCCAGTCCGGGCAGTTCGTAATGCCGCCCGCCAAAAATATGGAGGGATACTTTGCTTGTTCTAAACTAGGTGCTTCTATGTATTGAACTTTCATCTTTAATTCTCCTCCGTCTTCTTAGCGGCGGCCATAAGAGCGTCCAACGCGGCCTCGTGTTCTCCCGGCTCTGGCTCACCGCCCGCTTTGCCGACACCGTTCATGACGTGTAGCACCCATTGGGCGGCTTCATAGAGATCAGGCGCAGCAGCTATCAGCCGGGCGTCTGCCATACGCAAAACGCCTTGCTCAACGCCACAACTACAGCAAGCGCAAGCGCCAGATACAATACAATCATCCTCCTCTTTGATGTCCATCCCGTCATAAACAATCTTCGGCGTAATGTATATACCGTCATCGCCCTCGCCCCTTCCCGAACCATCATAAAAGCCGATGAACCAGGGGGCGGGGGTGTATTGATCCTTATTTAACTTTGTCATCTTTCCCTCTTTTCTAATTGATATTATATTAACTGGCGATAGTCGAGTTAGTAAAGCTCATCAAAATCAAAAGCCAGCGCCTACTCATTCTCTCCGCCTTCCTTGCCGGGCTGGTTGGCTTGCAAGCAATGATGCCCGCAGGCAAAACACTCAAAAAATATATATCCCGTTCCATTGCACTGTTCGCACTTACGCATATCATCGGGGTGCATATACATTCCCCACCCCCGGCACGACGGACACTCGCTGTCATCTATGTGATCGCTTTTGCAGTTTGGGCATTCCATACTTTTCCTCCTTGAAATTATTAACTGGCGATATTACCGGATATATAAATAGTTAAATTTTCAATCAAAATCAGGTAAGCTGCCAGTAAGTAAAAGTGTTCTTAGCGCCAACTCAGGATCAATGCCAAGTGTTCGTAACTGGATTTTTATTTCATCAACATTGCTATCTGTGGCCCAAGCGATTTTATCTATTGCAACTTTTTTGCGTTGGCTAGATTCAAATAACGCGGCGTTAAATTTTAATCTTGATTTAATAAGCGTATCGCGTTTTAATTTATTCATTATTCACATCCCTTCGGGATAACTTTTGCCCGGTATCACACTCGCAAACAGGACAACGCCACCACTGAATCTTGACAGCTACTTCTTGATCGGCGTCAGAAGAGACCAGCCATCGGGGGGTAGCCAGCCAGAATATTATAGGCCGACGCACGCACCCCATACCATGACGCGCCTGGATGACCGTCGCCTCCACCGGCTTCTACAAAGCGATTCCAGAGATCGTTACCCCGGTCGTTTAACTCTTCCTTGTCTTTAACGAGCCGGATCAGGATATAGGCATCTTCGACAATGCCGCGATCACCACCGACGCCATACAGGGAGCAGCCGGTTTCTTCCCGCTCTTCCTGGCGCGCTTCCATTTTAGCCTCAAATTCCTTCTCGTGCTGCTCCTTCTCTTCTGGCGATTCCTTGCTGACATACCCGGCAATGGTATCCCCGCACGCGCTACCCTTGAAAGCGTGTTGTGTGCCATTCATTTCCCAGCCGCCGGGGAAAAGTTCTTCAAGCGTACTTTTCAAGGCTTTTTCCGCAACCTTTTTAGTTGCCCTCTGTCCGCTCTCCTTTAATCCCGGCATGGGATTCTTTTGCATAAACTCAGCATCTTGCCGCACGGTCGCAAGGTTGGTGAAATGCGATGCGTTGTAATCCCCAACCGACATCGACCATACACGGGGGTTGGGCGGCCCTTCCGGGCTAACATAAAGCCAGACAACATGGCTGTAGCAGATGATCAGCATAATGTTGATATTCCGTTCCCTGTAACCAGTGCCGATCTCCCGCTCTTGCCAACCTGCGCCCTCCGGTCTATCGTGCGCTACGATAACCCTATCCCAACCTTCCCATTCCCTCTTATACCCTTTTCTTCCTCTAGGCATTTCAATTCCTTTCAGCCGCTACCGGCGGCAATGTTGAATTCTCCGGCAAGCCAGAGCGCCCGCTCTTTATCTGTCATATCGATCACGGCTGCCATAATATCCCCATGACAGGCTTTAGGCGCACACCAGCACCCCAGGCGCAGCCCCTTCAACTCTAACAGGCGCTCAAGCGCCCCGGCTTCATGCCTAAGCTTCTCTCTCAAGAGGCCCTCGTAGAGCGTGATCACTTCTTCGCGCGTGCCGCCTCTGCCGATTTTGAACAGGTTACACCACTCGGAGCGCTTAAAGTTTCGACTTGGTTGCCCGATGTAGGTATCGTACTGATCTGCTTTGACGTTGACTACCGTTGTTTCAGCCATCGCTTCCTCCTTATCTTCCGGATTCATGCTTTCAATCCAGGCTACTACCTCATCGAGATCGTAAAGCTCATTTACAATAAATAGGTAACCAGAGCCGTCATAGTAGGATGCGCGGGTAAAAACACCGCTCTCCTCCAACGTTACTATCACGTCGGGAACTGCCATCAACCAAATGTTATAGGCGTCCCTGTCAACATATGTAATCTTAACCTGTCTCTTCGGTGTAGGTTTATCCACTTTGCTTATTCTCCTTTTGTTTGATATAAGTTTTATTTACTTCGTATTTCAGTTAAAATACGAAGTCATTTCAACACTAAGGTAACGTTTGTTGTATCTAAGTATGGGCCACTCCCGACATGAGAAAATACATGCACGCTTGTAGTCTTTTCCCTCGGCGTTTCAAACCATATCGGAACATTGCCCCGGCGTTTCTTTTCTTCCTGTAGAACCTCAATCAAATCATCGATTCTTATCGGTTTATCACCCATCACTCGTCCCCTGCCCTTTCCTGATAATTGGGAGGCGGCTTATCGCCTGGACGCCATAGATCACTCCATGATTTGCCAATTTCCACCCGGCAAGCTTCGCATACTTTTAGGTGTGGTTGCGGTGAGGGGTTCATCGGGTTGAGCTTATCAGCGACACCGCCGCGTATGCTTCGCAAAATACTAGCATCATTCAATCTCCTCATCACCCTGGGGAGGCTCTCCCCAGCGCGCTATCACGTCCGCCCACGTTACCAGGATTGCGCCGGGTATACGGTAGGTGTCCAGCCTGCCTTGACTAATCAGCAGGCGGGCGTACTTCTCCTTGCTCGCGCCGTACCGCGCCTTGATTTCTGCGGGCGTGGTGTACTGTTTAAGTGCATCGAATTTGTCAGCCATTACCACGCCCCCGGATCGGTGTTCCACTCGCCACGCTTGCCGGGTAGCGGGTTGTGATAGCCGCCGCGCCGGTACATTTTGCGGTACTTGTTTGGTTTCTTATAGAGTTTCATTCCGGGTATCTCCCGTAGCGCTGGTAGTCCTCGGTATCCATCGCGTCCCGCGCCATCTCTGCGAGTTCGCGTTCGATTTCCGCCAGACAATCGCTACAGATTTTCTTGCTTCCCGGATTCACCGGGTTGGTGTGAACGCCAACGCCCCGGCAGCATGTGCAAATGCGTTGCCGCTGTGGGTTGTGAATGGTGGTTTTCATGTCGGTTGTCTCCTGTAATTAAAGCTCTTCAAAACCCCGGTCAACTATCCGCCGGGACGACGCCCTTGAGGGGCGTTTCGCTGGCTTACGACCAAGTGTGATCGCAGGCGTTGCAACAATAAGCAATGCCATCTTCCCAACAACTATCGCATCCGATGCCGCCGCAATCGGGGCAATCGTCTACAATAATGTCTTCCATGTTTCCGCAGTTAGGGCAAGTGAGTTCTTCGTTCATTCGATTATCTCCTGTGGTGTGAGGTGCAGCTTGCGCCGCCCCCGGTGTGGTTGGTGGCGGCTAGCTGACTTCTTCCTCTTCCCAGATGTCCGTAGTCAGCTCACTTAACAAATCTTGTGTAGCGTTCAGGCGATCACAAATCGCGCCGATGCGTTTAAGGATTGCCTCATCATCGGTCAGGTTATTAATGTGACTGATTCGATTGCAGGCGATGTGAATCTCGTTGGTAGTGTCGTAAAGTTTATTGAGTAGTTCTTGCATTTCGTTTCTCCGATGTGTTAGTTTAATCAACCTTATGACACTATCTTACCACACGGTATGACTTCTGTCATATGACGTTTGTCATGAATAATTTGTTCTATAAGTGCGGGGCGGCGGTGCGCCCGTCCGGTAGTAGTAGGTAGGGCATGAACGCCGCGCGCGCCCCAGCACCTTAGCGGCAACTGATTTGCTTTTCACATCGTGATACAGCATGGTAGCCGCCTGAACCTTTGCCGCCTTGTGTTTGCCCATCCTTGATTCCAATACAGGCCAAGTGATCTTGTACTGCTGACCGCCCAATTCAAAAGCCAGCATGAACGCCGAACCGCTCCCAAAGTTCCCATAGGCGTCGCCCAGAACGTTACCGCCCGCCGCTGCGATTTCTGCTTTCGCCCTATCTATCCAGGTATCAGACGATGACCGGGATGTTTGCCAGTAGTTTACATCTTCTGCGTAGCTTTGTTTCACCTTATTCCTCCCCTTTGAAAAGCGTTTCGATTACCGGGTTATAAAACAACCCGACTTCTACGCCGAAGAAATCGGCAAAAGCGGCTATCATTTCTTTTGAGACAGTAACCCTGTCATCCTTCTCGATAAGTGAAACCTTTGTTTGTGACATTTTCAGAAATGGATATTTGCCTTTTATTATCTTTGCAAAATCCACCTGGTTTAACCCGCGCCCCTTACGCAGACTTTTAACAAGCGCCCCGAAACTTGTTTTGTCACCAACCTCAATATTGTGATACTCTCGATAGTAGGCGTTATAGTTTGTCCATGCTGATTCCTGGTCGGAAATGCTGGCCTCTAATAATTCCTGAGTATCTTCCACCGCCTCATCAGCATCTATTGCAATACTGAAAAGCCTCATAAGATCATCGCGTTTATCTTGCATCTTGCTATTCCTCCTTTATAGCCACTTTGTTTAAGTATTCTAATAGCTCGCCATCCGGGTAAAACCATTCGCCCCGGACGCGGTATTCACTAAATCGTTTGTGTAATTCGTATTCTCGCTGACCATATCTGCCGGTGCGATCATAGGCGACTAGGCGCAACTCGAAAGGGGATGCGGTTTGTAAGTTGTTCATGCGGTTGCGAATGTTTTTAGATATCCCAATTTTAACTAAGCCAGACGGCGCTACTTGAATAATGTAAGTCCCTTGCACCTTTGGCGGTTTGACTGGCTCAAATATTAGTTCTGGATTATTGGGTTGCATTACGTATTCGGTTCTATTGGTTACTTTCTTGACAATGGTCTGATGATTAAGTTTGAGCGCATTCAAATGATCTATCGTGTTTCTTAGTTCATAATTCGTTTCTTTTGTTGCCAGTGCCGCCGCGCTTTTCAGATCGTAGTATCTTGAGAGCGCCTTTCTTAAAGCCGTCTCCGTCTCAAATCTCTTGACAGCGCGTTCTAAATATCTTCTCAGAATAGTTCCAGCCATCATTGGCGCAATCCTTTTCGAATACGGCCAGCATATACATGCGATACGGTCTGCCCGATAGCGTCGCTTAGAATGGCGGCAAGCGCCCTTGACGGATATTCGTCAGGGTTTAGGTACTTATCGTTTGTTTGAAGAAAGACAATTATTAGCTCTTTTTTGCTGATTTGCGCCTGCTGGAAACTTGTTTCCAAATTGTTACCAACGCCTATCAATGCGTCTAATTTTGCCTCTATCCGATCAGATTGTTCTTTAAGGGCGGCGCGTTCTTCTGCCGCCTTCTTTTCAGCGCGCAATACATCGCGCCTTAGAAATAGGTATTCATCTGATACTGGCATACAAAAACCCCCTTGAAAAATCTGGGGGTTGCGTCTATACTATATATGGTTGCCGCTTAACCCCCGTCATGCGGTGACCACCTGCCCACGTTGAGGCGTGGGTATTTTTTATTTCCTCAATTATACCTTTTTCCTAGATGGTTGTAAAGCAACTGAATCAAAAGAGGCCAGCGCACGGATACACACCGGCCTCTACACTCAGGCAGTCCTACCCCGACAACTGTGCCGGATCAGACTGCGATAGGCGCGCCAACCCTCCTCACAGAGAAGCGCGCCATGATAAACAAAGGAGTGGGGCGGAACGGTATCTTTACCAGAAAATAACGCCGCCCCCGCGTGCCTACCTACAAAAAGGGTGAGTGGCGCAACGATAAGGTTTTCTATCACATTGGAGGTGAGATAGGTTTTACTTCGAGGTGTCACGCCCCTCCCCAATACTGTACCACACCCACGCTTTTTTTTCAAACACTTGACAAAATCAATTTTCTGAGATTATAATCATGGCAAGGTTAAACGTTAAACACTAACACATTGGAGAAAACAATATGCAATTACCAGACGAAAATACCAACTATAGGGCTACCACGCTGCTACACGCGCTTGGCGCGGGCAAGCGGGTTGCCATGACGTGGCAGCATGAACAACCGGCCACGCTATACATGAACGCAGATTATAGCCTGACGTTCTTTGAGTATTTCCCGGAAAAGTGGGGGATTAAAGAGCTATACTCGTTCTGCGAGAAACTGACTCACAAACAGTGGGCGGACATCATGGCGCAAATCCAGGACACGGAGGTAGGCGAATGAAATACCGACCCAAGCACTACAACAAATTGCAAAAGCAAGTCCTCCCCCCGTCTGTATACGCCGCTATCGAACGTGACCGGCAGCGCGTCAAGGCGAAGAGAACCCCATCGCCCGCCTGGAATGATAAGGCGACGGCGCAAAGTCGGGCGATTGTGCCGCACCTGAAAGCGCTTAACGCCGTGTGGGGCAAGCCCACGCAACTCAAGGCGTTTGTAGCGGGGAGGATGGCGTAATGGATAACCAACTCTCCCCCGTCATGCTGAACGCGGTCACCGCCGCCGTCGCTGAACTGAACGCCAACCTACACCCCGACGGCAGCCAATATACAGTTGAAGGCGTTCTCTCCCGTTATCGGGGCACTGACTTAGACAACTGGCTGATATTTCGCAATCATCACCCGGTTTACAGGGAGGAAAACGAGTAATGACTGACATTAACAACGAACTGCTGAAAGTGGAAGTTTTTGACAATGAGGGCAACAAGATAAACGCCCTCACTTATTGTACTGAGTGGGTGGTGAGTTATTCGGCGAAAATCGGAGAAGACTTCAAAGAGGAAAATCCGTTCGTATCAATCAAGTGCGCCCGCCCGGAAAATTTAGACGATGATAATCTGGCGGCGTTGATTGACGGGCAGATGAACGCGCTACGCACTGAAGTGCACGGCATGCTCTGCGCCACCCCGCCGCCCACCCCCACCGCTGACACCACTCAACCCCCGGCAAGCCAGCAGGAGCACCCCAGCGCCGCCCCGCAAGCGACGGCGGAAGGGCCGCAGCTTGCCCGGTTACCGTATGGGCCAAAAGCAGAGGGGCGGATTCCGGGGCAATGGTGGGTCAAAAAGGCTACCCACTATAAGTGGGGAGAGTTCACCGATGATCGCGGCGGGCCGCCGTTTGTGGCCTTAAAGCTGTATGAGGAAGGGATGCAATACCCTCACGCAACATTAAAGACAAAATCCCCGGCTTACCCGACCGAAACGCAGTTGGAAAATATGAAATACGGAACGCCAGATCGGGTTGAGTTTCCCAGCCTCCTTTATATAGTTTTCAAGGTGTCGGCGAAAAAGAACACGAAAGACAATTATTATGCCGACGTCAACTTCCTAACCACCAGCGAATCGAACGCGCGCCCAACCGCCTAACTAACGCCAACCCAGCCGGGGCAGACTATCGCCCCGGCTTTCTTTTTGTCTGCTACCCACTTCCGATGTATAATATTCTTGACAGGGTAGATGATAGCTTACCCGCGTTCCACCCGTTATAAGTGCATCCTACCCTGTCAGGCAGGTAAGCGACTTGTAGCGGGTGTAGTGCGTTAAGGAGAAAATATGCCAGTCAATATCGTCACCGGGGAAGTTATCGAGGAAGACGCCTTAGCCATTCCCCAGCAGCAAGCCCCCGCCGCTGTTACCGAACAATTCATAACCGATAGTCTGGCGCAAATTGGCCGCGTCTTGGACATGCTCAGAGAAGTTGCCGATCCGCGCGTCCGATTCGAGGGGGCGACGGAAGCGAAAGCGCGTTCTAAATTCTTGCAAGCCGCCACCCGCGAAATCGGGCTAGAGAAGGCATTGGTACAAGCCGCCACCCTACAGTGGATAGATAGCAGGCGAGTAAGGGGGGAGGCGTTACTTGATATGGAGAAGGCGACAGGGGGCGATGCCCAGCGTGCTCGGTTGGGAATACCTACCGAGTTGAATACCTACGCAGATTTGCAAATCAGCAAATGGGAAGCATCAGAAGAGCAAACGGTGGCGCGCCTGCCGTATTCAGATTATGAAACATTTATCACCGAAAAGGCGGAAAGCCTCGCCCTGTCGTGGACTGCCGTTAAACTATACGCCGAAAAGTTTGCCAAAAAAACACACGTTACCAACAACTCAGGCGAGAACGAATGGTATACGCCTTTTGAATATATTAAGGCGGCGCGGGCGGTGATGGGATGGATTGATCTTGATCCGGCGTCTTGCGAGATGGCAAACAGCATTATCCAGGCGACGGTATACTATTCGTTGGGGGATGATGGCTTAACTCAGGAATGGCACGGCAGAGTATGGATGAATCCCCCTTACTCGCAGCCGGAGATTAAGCACTTTTGCCACAAGTTGCGGGATCATGTTTCGGGCGGCGAAGTCTCGCAGGCGGTTGTACTGGTAAACAACGCCACCGAAACCGGCTGGTATCATGCGTTGTTGGAAGTTGCCGCCGCCGTGTGCCTGATTAAAGGCCGCGTCAAGTTCATTGACCAATACGGCAACCCCGACGGCGCGCCGCTGCAAGGCCAAACGGTGCTGTATATGGGAGAGTATGTCGAAAAGTTTTCCGAAGAGTTCGAGCAATTCGGGCGGGTGTTGCATGTTGACTAGGGGGAAGATTAGAAATAGAAAGTACGCCCAACAAATCAAGGATTTTTCGGGGTTGACGTATGGCAAGATAACCCCCACCGATATAGACGGCTTTCTTGACTTTGGGAACAAGCTATTTGTTTTCATAGAAGTCAAGTATGGCGACGCCGCCCTACCCACCGGGCAGCGCTTGGCACTGGAAAGGATATGCGATGCTTGCCAGAAAGCGGGTATCGTTTCGGTGGTGGCGATTGCTTCACACGATAGCGCCACACAGGATATAGACGTTGCCGGGGCAATGGTTACCCGGTATCGTTATGATGGGAAGTGGCAAAACTTCAAGCCGGGCGATGGTTATACCGTCCGGCAGTTTATTGACAGAATGCGAGAGTTTGCAAGATTAACTTGACAACCCAGGCGCGCGCGGCGATTTGACGAAAATCGTTCAGTGGGAAAAGGAACTGGCCTATAATGACGGGATTTATGAGTTCCTGCCTCAAGCCCGATAGTAGTTGGCGCTTTATACAGGCTGAACACGCGATGGGGCTTGTCGGGGATTGCTGGTTTGACTATAATCGCCTCGCCGCCCAAATAGAAAGAACATCGCGCCCCGTCCCCCTTTATACCGTTTACAGCCAGCAGGGTAGCAGGCCCGGCGGATATGATAAGCTGTATCAGGTAGGTAGATCAATTGATTTCATGGTAGACGGTAAAAGCCGCAGCCTGTTTATTGCCTATATTTTGTTGGAGCTACGCGGAACAGTTGTTTTGACTATCGGAACGCGCCGGGGCGAATAGCCGGGCGGTTTGCATATATGGAGGAAAGACATGAAGTACACCATTCAGGATATTAGAGGTTTAGAACCATGTTACGACCCCGTCCGCTATTTGACCGAAGATTGGGAAGGGACTCTGCTTGACTTGCTTAGAGTGGACGACTGCCCAGCAAAAGATCGTGTCTGGGTATGCTGTCAACTGTTACCAGACAAGGAAAGCCGCCTATTTGCCTGCGATTGTGCGGAGAAGGTGCTGCCGATTTACGAGGCCAAATATCCAGATGACCCCCGAGCGCGTCACGCAATAGAAACCGCACGGCGTTATGCTAATGGCGACGCCACCGACGAAGAGTTGGCTGCGGCTGCGGCTTGGGCTGCGGCTGCGGCTTGGGCTGCGGCTAGGGATGCGGCTGCGGCTGCGGCTGCGGCTAGGGATGCGGCTTGGGCTGCGGCTTGGGCTGCGGCTGCGGCTTGGGATGCGGCTGCGGCTGCGGCTTGGGCTGCGGCTAGGGATGCGGCTGCGGCTGCGGCTGCGGCTGCGGCTGCGGCTAGGGATGCGGCTGCGGCTAGGGATGCGGCTGCGGCTGCGGCTGCGGCTGCGGCTTGGGATGAATTCATAGAATGGGCAGTTGAGAGACTGCGTTTTTACGCCGCTGAACCGGAAGGCTAACCGGGCGGTGCTATGAGGTGACAGGATGAACAAAAAACAATTCATAATCCAGACGAGAGAAAGTCTGACCGCTATCGAAAGCGCTCCCGACGCTCCCGAATTCATGGGGGGCGAATGGGATACTGAGTGGGAGTTATTGAAAGAAATCGAGTACTGTTTACGTGAACGGTTTGAAGAACACGGCAAGGAGCAAGAGCGGGCATTTGAAAGGTATTTGAGTGATGGCTAACCCCCTGCGAAAAATCAAGGTGTGGCTCTCCTGGAAGCGCCTAGCGATTATGCGGTGGCGCATCCGGCGGCGGGCGTTGAGGCGGTTGAAAAACAGAAAGGTTGAATGATGAAAGTCGAATACACATTAGAACATCGGGAGCTAGAAGTGAGCGTTAGCCCCGGCGGGCAGTACGTTTTTTTAGAGGTTAGCAACCACAATAACGACAAGTGCGGCGATTATTTCGAGCTCTCCCCGGAACAATGCCGCCGGTTTATCCGGCAGCTAGAGGGGTGCTTGGCGCGGGTGGAAGGCGAGTAATATTTGCGCCCCGGCTGAAAAGTGGGTATACTAGGGGCGTCACAGTTTAGATTGCTTCAGCCAATATATTTTCTGGGAATTATCCCCCGATACGAAACTCTGTAAACTGTGACAGGTGGCAGAAAACGGCGCGTATCTGGGGATAATTCTTTTAAAGGACAGGTATGAATACCATAACACTGAACACCTCAGAAGTAATCTACCGTGAAGACATGTACCCTCGTTTTAATCCAGACCCGGCGCGGATTCAGCAGTATGCCGATAATATCGACCGCCTGCCACCGATTGAAATCAATCAGCACAATGAATTGATTGACGGCTATCACCGCTGGAAAGCTCACCAAAAAGAAGGCATTGAAACCATCGCGTGTATTGTTACGCATACCACCAGCGATCTCGAATTATTGGCGCTGGCAACGGAACGCAACGCTGTACACGGCCTACAATTGAGCCGGGAAGAAAAGCGGTCGATGGCACGTAAGCTATACGGCTATGGCGACGGCTTGCCGAAAGATCGTATCGCTGAAGTTCTCGGAGTCAGCGGGCGGACTATCGCCAACTATTTGAAAGACATTGATCGCAAGCTGAAAGAAGACCGTGACAGAAAGATTTTTGAAATGTGGCTAGCCTGCCATACGCTAGAAGAAATAGCAGAGACGGTTGACTTGACGCATCAGTCTATATCTAAGCATGTAGAAGATTTGCAAGTTTTGGAAAACTTACAAAAAGTTGCAAAACTATCAGCCACCTATCAAGAAGACACCTGGAAACCGCCGCTATACAATGTTTGGACATATGGTAAAAAATCGAATTCAACCGGGCATTTTGGAAACACCGAACAATCTATAGTTGACAACCTCTTATACCTATTCACCGAACCCTTTGAAATCGTGGTTGATCCGTTTGGCGGCGGCGGTAGTACGATAGACGTATGCCAACACCGCGCCCGGCGCTATTGGGTGAGCGATAGACTGGTAACGGTGGAACGAGAGCACGATATGCGCCAGCATGATATTTTGGAAGGTGTACCGCCTTTATACAACCGCTGGGGCGATGTGGCTCTTTTGTATCTTGACCCCCCATACTGGAAACAAGCCGCTGGGCAATACAGTGAGGACGCCGCCGATTTAGCCAATATGGAGCTAGAAGAGTTTTACCATACGTTGGTGGTATTCATTGAGTCTTGTGCCGGTAAAATGCGCGTCGGTTCTCATATCGCGCTGATCATCCAACCGACTCAATGGTTAGCGCCGGATCGCCATTTTATCGTTGATCACGTTTTTGATCTGGTAGCAAGCGTCAACCGTTCAGTGCTCTATAAGCAGCGCGTGATTTGCCCATACCAGAGTGAACAGTACAACCCACAACAAGTCAATTGGGCAAAAGAAAATAGAGAGGTGTTGACGCTTAACCGTGAACTGATTATCTGGCAGGTGGTTGAATGACACGGCAGGACAATGAAGGAAAGTCAACTGAGTTCAGCCTGTGGTTAAGGAGTCAGTCTAGTCTGGATAGCCGCCGCGCCGGATTTACGGCTAATAATCTCGACTATATCTGGACTAATTATAAGCAGAATAGAGTTATGGTAATTGAGGAAAAGCGATTTATGGCTAAATTGACTTATCCTCAGAAAAGAGATTTTAGCTGGCTTGACAATAAATTAGAAGGAACGCCAAACTATTATGGGTTTCATTTAATCCAGTTTGAAAAACGTTCGCCAGAAGACGGGAATGTATTCCTTGATGGCTCTAAAATTTCGGTAGACGACTTATTTTCATTCTTGAAATTTGAAGCCCCGCCAGAAGTGTATGTCAGTTATTTTGTAAAGACATCGCAGAATTGAAACAGGAGTTTGATTGTGACCAGTAAGCTATTAATAAATGAATACCCGCTCCAGGTGCTCCCCACCCTTGCCGTCAAGATAGGGTTGAATGAGGCGCTATTTTTGCAGCAACTCCATTACTGGCTTGGCAAGTCTGGAAAGCCGCGCGATGATCACGAGTGGATTTATAAGACTTACAAAGAGTGGGTAGCAGATGATTTCCCATTCTGGAATGAGCGAACTATCAAGCGCATTGTCGAAAGTCTGCAAGCCAGAAAGTTGATCATGACGACCGACAAGTATAATAAGAGCAAGTCAGATCGGACGCTATGGTATGCTATCGACTATGAAAAGGTGGCCGAATTAGAGCAAAGTGACAAAGTGTCACCCCAATACCAAAGTGACAGAGTGTCACTACCAGATGACAAAGTGTCATCCTCTAAGACAGTGACAGAACGGCACGCTCATACCAGAGAAAAGACTACAGACAAAGATTCCCCGGCTTCGCCGGAGCACGCCCCCGCTAGCGTCGAAAAACCGGTTACCCCTCCCAAGAAAACCAAAGCCAAGCCGAAACAAACCGATCCCGCTATGCCCAAAGAAGAATTCAACGTCTGGCAGCAGGCGCTACTCAAGGGTAAAACCGGCATTGACTATTCACAGGAGAAGGACAAGCGCCCGCCGGAGTTCTGGCGTTCTCAGTTCAGCGCCACCCACAATAAGTGGGCGAAGTGGTGGGCGGGTTATTTGCCGTCATGGGAACACCAGCCGCCGGAGGGGGTGACGCCGGAAAAGCTGATCGCCTTCTATACGTGGTGTCGGGAGGAAATGAACTTATCACCGTCTGCCCTTCCCCAGAAATTTGAAACGATAGAACGGCAGTGGGGGAATTGGGCGGCGGCGGAGTATGACCGGCAGGATACTACCCCAAAGAACGACGGTATCCGCCGCCTCTATGATCCGGTAAAACTGGCCGAATACGCCGCGCGCAAGCAGGCAGAATATGAGGGCACGTCATGAGTCACGGTGGAAACGATAACCTCGCCCCCAAAAATAAGCAGGCAGAGCAAGCGGTACTTGGATCGGTGATGATTAATCCCGAATGCTTGCCGACCGTCCGACATATGCTATCCCCCGATGATTTTTATGACGGCGGACACGCGGCGATGTGGGAAGCGATTTGCAATATAGAGGAAACGGGTATCGACTTTGTGCTGATTGTCTCTGAATTAGAACGGCTTGGCAAGCTCCATTTGATGGGTGGCGCGGCGGGCGTACTGCATTTAGTAAATGAAACGCCTAACTCCCTGAATGTCGAAGGGTACGCCAAGCCGGTAAAAGATGCCGCCTATCGCCGCCGGTTGTTGGAATTTTGCAGCCAGTCCGCCCGGCTTGCCCACTCTGAGGAAACCGATATCAGAGAGATACACGATGCGATATCCGATGAACTGAGCGCGCTTGGCGGAGGGCTGCTCACCAACCCGGTAACGGCGCGCGAACTATCGAACAACTATCTCGACAAGCTGCTATTGGCGAAGTCAGGGGTAGAAGTGATGAACTGGTATTCGACCGGGTTCAGGGGCCTGGATAGGATGTTAGGCCATACTTTTGGCCCGGCGTCCTTTACGGCGCTGGGGGGTTATACCAGTGGGGGCAAGTCCTGGATAGCGTGTCAAATCGCGCTGGCGTTAGCCGCTCAGGGTGTGCCGGTGTTGTTTGTCTCACTGGAGTCAGCGCCGGAACGCATTCACCAACGCATGACGGCATTAACGGCAGGGGTTAATTATACCAAAGTGCAAACCCTGCGCGATGTGACCGACGATGAATATAGTCAGCTAATCGCCGCGCAGGATGAACTGGCTAAATTGCCGCTTGAGATTGACGTGCTGGAGTCGCTTGGCGAAATTGAGGCGCGCGCTAATGCGCTATCGGTGCGGTACGGCTATCTTCGCCCGGCGGTGATCATTGACGACCTGGACTCGCTGGCAGGTAATGTCAGTGAGGAAGGGGAGTATCAGCGGCTTTTGAAGCTGATCCCGAAAGTGCTGACTATGGCACTCAAGAATAGTTATTGTGTTTTTGCCACCAAACAACTCAAGATTCCGCGCAATATTGACGCCAGTATGTCAGATGGTGTCTTGCACGAAAAGCTAAACCCTCACATATCCAGCTATCAAGGTGGTGCTACCATTATCCAGAAGGCCGGTACGGGGTTGGTGATGTGGGGGAGCGACTGGATTCGGCAAAAGGTAAAGCCGGAGTTTGACAGCCTGAAAATGACGCGCGGGGTGGTGTATATCCGCCGTCTGCGAAGCCGGGATGATAGTAGCGAGATGGTCGATGAAATCCCGCTCACCTGGAATCCGGCTATACCTTGTTTTGAAAATATTGAATTAGAGACTTACGACACCGACGCCTATTAAAATTCGGACATCCGAAAAGGAGCGCGTATGGACTTCAGGAAACTAAGCAAGCGCCACACCCCGCCGCCGCTTGACCGGGCGGCCAACACCGGAACGGCTATCCGTCTATGTCCGACGTGCCGCCAACCCGCTACCGCGTTTTCCGATAGGATGGGCGCGGTTGGCGCTATGATGTTGTTTTATGATTGCGCGCTCTGCGGTGTGGTTAAGACGCTGAACCGCCGGGCGAGTGAGTAAAGGAGAAGGAAAGTGACTATTTTTGAAAAGACATGGCGACAAGTACTAGATGGAGCGAAAAGGAATTCGCGCCGCGTGGTAATCGGTAAAGGGTATATCGCCGAAAGCGAAAACGGCTTTAGTTATTGGTTAGATCGCCCGGCTCACCGCGAGTCGCTTATACAGAACGAAACGCCAATTGTCGCTATCTACACCGCAAAAAATGACAAGCTGCGGTTACTATACCGCGCGGGCAAGGATTACGCGGTTTGTCCGGGGCGCGGGAAATGGCAGGTAGGGCGGTATAAACTGCTGTCGATACGCCTGGAATATGTTCAGGATATCAGTGAGGGGGATGTGATTAAAGAAGGTATTCAAACCGTCTACGATTTTGACGGACATAGTAGGGGCAGCCTGTGGGCGACGTTCGGTGCGCTGTGGAAATCACTCCACAAGAAAAGCCCTAACCGGTGGGAGGACAATCCGCCCGTTCTGGTGATGGGGATTGAGGTAAAGCGATGAACGAACCACGATTGAGCAAGAAACATGATAACGATGTGATGTTAGGCGGCGACCGGGCTATTCCCCGGAAGTGCAACGTCTGCGAGGATACCCTGTTCAGGGACATATTAGGCGTGTATATCTGCCTGACCTGCCTGGAAAACCTACAGACTTTGCAGCGATGGATAAACGAGGGCTGTTGTATACAGTACAACAATTCGGCTATCCTTTCGCCCGGCGGCGTTTTTATGAAAGACGGCGTTTTGAATGTTGTTGCCGCTCACTATCTCCCAGACGAAACGAACCCGCGCCCGACGGTAGTGGGTTGGTTTGATGACGATGCGCATGGGGTTACTCGGGAGTTCCCCGACTGGGATGTGAGCCTTCAGATGGTTAGCCCGACTGAACTGAGCGCCTATTGCCATCATTGCCACGAGTGGTTTTACATGCCGATTTTCGCCAAGCCGCCGCAAGGAATGAGTGGATAATGAGCGACTGCCAAGATTGTAATGACACCGGGCGGATACCCTATGAGGTTTTCACTGAAGGGCTTGGCATGACGTATGGTAGTTCGCCCTGTATTTGTTGCGCCGGGGCGGGGCACTACTGGGATTTTGATGAGGAGGAGTGTATGCGGTGCGGGCAACCACTTAATCCGCTGCCTGAACCGGTTCAGCTAATGCTATTTGAGGAGGGTGTATAATGCCGCGCCGCGCGCCTAGGAGAGATGCCAACGAACGCCAGATCATAGACGAATTGCGCGGGATGGGGGCAATCGTGGAACAAATCGACAAGGAAGACTTTCCCGATCTGGTCGTCATCTGGCGCGGCTATGTGATGTTGGTCGAAGTCAAGAGCGAGAAGGGGCAGCTATCGGAAGGCCAGCGCGAGTGGCATGAATATGCCCGTGACCGCTCAGAGTGGGTGATCGTGGCGCGGTGTACTCAGGATGTGATTGACGCCTATGAAGAGAGACTAGCATGAGGTACGGCGAAACCACGCCAGCGCGGGCGGGGTTTCTAATCGGGCTTATACTTGTGGCGTTGCCGATAGCGGCGGCGGTGTGGATATTGAGGTGACACTATGACGATTGAGATATATCACTAGTTAATTTTAGAATATTCTAGAAGGAGAATAATCATGAAAGACTTTTTGAGAAAACACTGGACGGTATTACTCGGATTGTTGATTGGCGCTCTCATCAGTCAAGCTATGTACTGGCTGGGATGGTTATAATGAGTCAACTAGTCCAGTGTATCTATTGTAGCAAGTTGTTGTTCACGGATGATCCCGATTACATATTCGCTGAAAATCCGTATACCCGCGAAAAGCAAGACGCCCACCGTAAATGCTATAGTGCGTTTATGGAGGGACACCAGCAACTCAAGCGGGAATTTGTAACGAAATATGATATTTAATCGCGCGTCTTGCGCTTAGGTTAGTTCCTTAAGGAGGAAATTGAAATGAATGACGAACAAACCCCTCAGATGAAAGAGATTTTTTTTAGTCGCGCAGTACAGAAAGAACTAGTTATTGGCAAGTTGTGTGACGCGATAATGGAAAAGTATTCTACCCGCAAGCAATGGGGCGATCTACGACGAATCTGTGACGCCCTGGGACACACAAGGCGCTCGATTGAGGCGTTACATGATGTCTTGTATGATATTGAAATCAAAGACAAAGAAGTTGTTTTTGATGAAGAG